TGAACGCCCAGGCCGAGGCCGGCAATGTCGCGGCCGAGAAGGAGCTTTGGAAACAGATGGACCGCATCCGCCAGCGTGACGCGCAGCATCAGCTTGCGCCACCGCCGGTCAAGGCGGCCAAGCTGGGCAAGAAGGAACTGGCAGCGCGGGACGCAATGGAGGTGCGAGGGCTGTACGAGCCGCCAGCCGCGCCTGATCGGTTGAACTAAACCATGGCGCTGACGAACGGTGCGCTGGAGCGCCGATGGTCCACGGCCTGCGTGGACTGGGAAGAGCGGATCGTCGGGCGCCAATCGCTGGTGCCATTTGATCCGCTATTTGCGGATCAGGCCGCCAAGGCGATCGAAGTATTCAAGTCCCTGCGCATGGTTGACGTGGCCGGCAAGCCGACCTTCGGCGAAGCGTGCGAGCCGTTCGTGTTCGACTTCGTCGGCGCGATCTTCGGGTCTTACGATGCGCAGACGGGTGAGCGGATGATCAGCGATTTCATGCTGCTGATAAGCAAAAAGAACGGCAAATCCACGATCGCGGCCGGGATCATGATCACGGCGCTGATCCTGAACTGGCGCGAGATGGCGGAGCTGCTGATCCTGGCCCCGACCAAGGAGATCGCGCTCAACAGTTTCAAGCCGGCGGCGGCGATGGTGCAGGCGTCGCCCGAATTGCGGGCGATCCTGAAACCTGTCCGCCACGAAAAGAAGATCGTGCATCTGGTTACGGGCGCCGAGCTGATGGTGGTCGCGGCCGACGCGGACATTGTCGGCGGCAAGAAGGCCGGCTTCGTGCTGATCGATGAGCTTTGGATTTTCGGCAAGAAGGCAAATGCCGAGGCGATGCTGGAAGAGGCGACCGGCGGCCTGGCATCGCGGCCTGAAGGGTTCGTCGTCTATCTGACGACGCATAGCGATGAGCCGCCGGTTGGCGTGTTCAAGGATAAGCTGGATTATTTCCGGGGCGTTCGCGACGGCAAGATAGACGACCCTCACAGCTTTGGCATGCTGTACGAATGGCCGGAATATATGATCGAGGCGCAGGCATATCTGCTGCCGCAAAATTACTATGTCACCAACCCCAATCTGGGCCGCTCCGTTTCGATCGGTTTCATCGAAAAGAAGCTGAACAAGGCGGCTGGTGGCGAAATCGACGAGGACGGTGACACCGGCTCCATTCAGGTCGTGCTGGCCAAATATCTGAACGTCGAGATCGGACTGCGCCTGCGGCGCGACCGCTGGCGCGGTGCTGATTACTGGGAAGCTGCCGGCGATCCGTCGCTGACACTGGCCAGCCTGCTGACGCGCGCGGAAGTTGCGGTGGTCGGCATAGACGGCGGCGGGCTGGACGATCTGTACGGGCTGTGCGTCGCGGGCCGGGAAGCTGGCACAGGCCGATGGCTGTACTGGACGAAGGCATGGGCTTGGCCGGACGTGCTGAAACGCAGGAAGTCGATCGAGAGCGCGTTGCGCCAGTTCGCGGATGACGGTGATCTGGTGCTGTGCGCGGAAACCGAACTCTCCGACGATCTGGAGGGTGATGTCTACTCCGTCGCTCAGGATATTCGCGAGATCGTCGAGATCATCTGCATGGTGCGCGATAGCGGGCTGTTGCCGAAGTCGAGTTCGATCGGACTTGATCCGCACGATGTCGCCGACCTGGTGGACGAGCTGGCGAAGGTCGGCCTGCCCGCCAATGTCGCCAATGCTCCAGTCGTCGCTGTGCGACAGGGCATCAATCTGGCGTCGGCCATTCAGGGCCTCGCCAGGCGATTGAAATTCGGTGCGGCCACGCACGACGGATCGCGACTGATGGCGTGGTGCGTTGGCAATTCCAAGGAAGCGAAAGGGCGAAATTCGGTGATGATCGAGAAAGACAGCGCCGGCGTCGCCAAGATCGATCCGTTCATCGCGGCATTGACGGCCACGAAGCTGCTGGAACTCAATCCGGCGGCCAAGCGGGCTTCGGTCTATCGCACGCGCGGCGTTCTTCGGGTCTGATTTCGTGGGATATGGCCTTTCCCCTGACGACTATCGAAAGTCGGTCGGATATCGGCGCTCGCATGCGCCGGCAACGATGGTGAACGCGGGTGGGCCGCAGCTATCCGGGCCGGTGCTGGCCTATAACGCGCTGGACCTGTCGGACCCCTATCTGATCGCGCTGATGCGCGATGGTCGGACGAGCGTCGTCGGTGATGTCATCAATGATCGTCGGGCGATCCGCAACAGCACGTTCTTTCGGGCGATGTCGCTGATTTCCGGGTCGATGGGGATGCTGCCGATGCATCTGATGCGTCGCTTGCCCGATGGAACGACAGAGAAGGCGAAGGACCTTCCGCTGTTCAATGTGCTGCATCGCAAGGCGAACAGCTATCAGACGGCGAGCCAGTTCAGGAGCCACATGCAACTGGCGGCGATGCTGGACGGCAATGCGTTTGCGTTGAAGGTGCGGTCGCGGGGTGCGGTGAGAGAGCTGATCCCGCTGCCGCGTCGATCGGTGAAGCCGAAACTGTCGGACGATTTCAAGCTGACGTTCGAGTATAGCCGGCCGAAGGGTGGGCGAACCATCCTGCAACAAGATGATGTGTTTCATTTCCGCGCGCCTCTGTCGCTGGACGGGCTGTGCGGCGTGTCGCTGATCGATGTCTGTGTCGACACTCTGGGCATCGCCGCGAAGGCGCAGTCGGCGGCGGGACGGCTGCTGACCAAGGGGTCGATGGCGCGCGGCGCGCTGGAAACGGACGAAGCGCTGGGCGAGGAAGCGATCAATAATCTGAAGCAAAGCCTGCGCGAGAATTATGCGGGCGCGGATGCCGAAGACGACTGGATGATCCTGGAAGAAGGACTGAAGGCCAAATTGTTCGCAGCGACCGCGCGTGACAGTCAGTTGCGCGAGTTGATGCAGGCGGAAGCTGAAGAGATTGCGCGGTTCAGTGGCGTTCCGCGTCCTTTGCTGATGTTCGATGAAACCAGCTGGGGCAGTGGTATCGAACAGCTTGGGCTGTTCTTCGTCACCTATTGCCTGATGATGTGGTTCGTCATCTGGGAAGAAGCTGTGTGGATGTGCCTGCTGACGCCGGCGGAACAGGACACGCTGTACGCCAAGGTGAACGAGGCCGCGTTGCTGCGCGGGTCGCTCAAGGATCAGGCCGATTTCTTCGCCAAGGCGATGGGCGCCGGTGGCGGTTTCGGCTGGATGACCCAGAACGAGGTGCGCGGCAATTTCGACATGAACCCGGCGGCAGAGGGCGACGATCTGCCCAGGCCGGGCACGACGGCGGCGGACATCGCAAAAGAGGATATGAGCAATGCGGCATGATGGGCGGCGGGGCGGCCTGATCGGCGTGGCGGCGGCGCGTCCGCCCGAGATGCCGAATTTGGGCGCGGGCGCGGACTGGCAGTTCGAAACCAAGGCGCTGGCCGCCGATTTCAAGCGGTTCGATGTCGTGGCGGCGGCGGAAGGCAATTCGACCATCTCGATCTTCGACTATATCGGGCCAGACGGCGACGGTGGCGGCGTCACGGACAAGAAAATCGCGTCCGTGCTGCGGCAGTTGCAGGGGAAGCCGATCACGGTCGAGATCAACTCGCCCGGTGGAAACTACTTCCATGGCGTCGCGATCTACAATTTGCTGCGCCGACATGATGCGGCGGTCGATGTCGAAATTCTGGGGGTGGCGGCGTCCGCCGCGTCCGTCATCGCCATGGCCGGCGACACGATTTCGATCGCGGCTAATGCGGAGATCATGATCCATGAGGCGCGCGGTCTTTTTCTGGGGACCAAGTCCGATATGCGCGAGGCGATCGACACGCTGACGCATATCGACAGCGCGATGTGCGAAACCTATGCCGCCCGATCCGGTCGGACGGTGGAGGAATTCGCCGCGATGATCGAAGGGCGCGATCAGTATTTTCGAGGGCAGGCCGCGATCGATGCGGGTCTGGCCGACCTGTTGATGGATCGTGAAGCGCAGATGCCGGTCTATGCCGATGCGTCCGCCTTCCCCAAGAGCGTCGAAGAGCTTGACAGATTCCTCGCCGAGAAAGGCATGCCGCGCGCCGAGCGGCGTGAATTGAAGAAGGCGTTGAACGCGCAGCGCGCCGAGCTGCCAGATGATCCAGCGCGTCGAGCTGGCGATGACCCGGAGGCGCTGGCGCGCCTTCTTCAGGCCATGACGGCCTAACCCCAAAGGAAAACCGATGACCAAGATGATGAACCTGCGCGGCTCCGCCGCGACGGGGCGGGGCCTCATTGCCGTTAGCGCAGAAGCCCGCCCGATCACCAGCATCACCGAGCTGGCCAAAGCCTTCGAGGCGTTCAAGGAAACGCACACTCAGGAGCTGACCCAGATCAAGGCGGGCAAGACGGATGTCCTGACCACCGACAAGCTGGCGAAGATCAACGACGCGATCGACGAGATGACGGCGGCGATCGACGATCAGGCGAAGCAGATCGCAGCGGTCAAGCTGAACGGCGGCGCGCCTGGCGACATGGAGCCGACCAACCCCGAATATGTGACGGCGTTCAAGGCGCACATGCGCAAGGGCGAGATCACGGCGGCAATGTCGGTCGGGACGGCCACGGATGGCGGCTATCTGGCCCCGGTCGAATGGGACCGCACCATCACCAACAAGCTGAAGTTGCTGTCGCCGATCCGCGCCAATGCGCAGGTCATTTCGATCAGCGGGCCGGGCTTTTCGCGGGTCTACAACGACGGCGTGATCGGATCCGGCTGGGTCGGGGAGACCGCCGCGCGGCCCGCCACGGCGACGCCGGGGCTGACCAGCCTGGCCTTCTCCGTCGGCGAACTCTACGCCAATCCCGCGATCACCCAGCAGGCGCTGGATGATGTGGCGATCGACCTTGAACGGTGGCTGGCCGATGAGGTTGACGGCGAATTCGGCATTCAGGAAAATATCGGCTTCCTGTCCGGCAACGGCGTCAACAAGCCCGATGGCATCCTGACCTATGTGACCGGCGCGGCCAATGCGGCGAAGCATCCGTTCGGCGCCATCACCGGCGCGACCGCCGCTGGCGTGAACGCGGTCACCACGGACGAAGTGATCGACCTGATCTATTCGCTGCCGAGCGAGCGCAACGCCAATGCGAAATTCTTCCTCAACCGATCGTCGCTGGGCAAGCTGCGCAAGCTGAAAGATGGGCAGGGCAACTATATCTGGCAGCCGACCTTCGTGGCCGGCGAGCCTTCGACGCTGGCGGGATATCCGGTGGTGGAGGTGCCGGGAATGCCGAACATGACCACCGGCCTGGTATCGATTCTGTTCGGCGACATGGAGGCCACCTATCTGGTGATCGACCGGGTGGGCGTGCGGGTGCTGCGCGACCCCTTCACCAACAAGCCCTTCGTGCATTTCTACACGACCAAGCGCGTGGGCGGCGGCGTGCAGAACCCCGAATATATGCGGTTCCTCAAGCAGGCGTGAGCCGGTTCGGCGGGGCGCTTCGTCCCGCCGAACATCATCTGGAGACGAGATCATGACTGTCAAGAAATCGGTCGATACGACCAATGTGCCGCTGTCCAACGTGCCGGGTCAGCCCGACATCAAAGGCCCGGAGGCGGATAATCTGGCCCCCGCAACCGAGGTTGCGGCGTCCGGCACCTTCATCGAGCCGGAGATCGTCGCGCGCGTCGATACCGACCATCCGGCAGTGGACAATGCTCCGCGCAAGGGCGCGCCGGCAACGAGCAACCAGATCGACTTCAACACGCCGTCCGCGCTCCAGAGCGAGGAAGACGCGGTCGTCGAGAAGCTGACCGAAGCCGAGGATTGAGGGATGGGGCCGGGTGACCGGCCCTTCGCCTGGAGCGCGTGATGGACGAGCTGCTGACGCTGGAGGATGCGCGCACGCTGTTGCGCGTCGAAGATGGCGAAGACCCTCTGCTGGCGCGCGCGATCGAGGACGCGAAGGCGTGGATCGAGAATTACACGGGGCTGGCGCTGACGCAGCGAACGGTGACCAAGGCGCTTCGTTCTTTCGACAGCGCGATCAGCGAATGGCCGATCGCATCGATCGACAGCGTCGCCTATCTGGACGCTAGTGGCCAGGAAGTCATCGTCGCCAACACCGATTATGTCGCGCTGATCCGGCAGCGTCCGGCGCGGCTTTCCGCGCCGCGCTGGCCGGCGGTCTACAGCGGCAGCGCGGTCATGGTGACGATGACGGCGGGCTTCGCCGACGCAGCCGCCGTGCGGGCCTATGCGCCGACGCTGCCACGCGCGCTGCGCATCCTCGTCGCCGGCTTCTATGAGGACCGGGAGGGCGGCACGGTGCTTGCCGGGGCTGTCAAGGCGGCGCGGGGACTGTGTCGCCAGTACAAAAGGTGGGCGACGTGAAAGCGAGCCTGCTGGATCGCCGCGTTCGCATAGAGCGGCCGTTGTCGGATGAAGAGTTCGACGGCGCTGGGTCTGGCAGCTGGCACCTGTTCTGCGAATGCTGGGCCAATATTCAGGACATGCTTCCGAGCCGGATGGAGCGCGAAGAGGGTGGCGTCAACATGGCGGCGCGGCCGGCGCGGGTGCGGATACGGTATCGCGAGGGGGTGACGGCGGACATGCGCTTCGTGTGGGGCGCGCGGGTCATGCAGATCGTGTCGGGGCCGGCGGAGATCGGGCGGCGGGATGCGATGGAGTTCATGGTCGAGGATTATCGGCCTGCCGGGAATGCAGCGTGATGGTCGAGGTGACGGGAAAGGGCGATGTCGGCCGCTATTTCGACCAGCTGCCGCAGCAGGTTCGCGACAAGCTGTTGCGTGGCGCGGCGCGGAAGATGGCGGAAGTCGTGGCGGAGGAGATGCGGCTGCGGGTCACGTCCGACACTGTGCGGGCCGCGATCACGGTGGAAACCAGGCTGGTCGGAACGCAGATCATATCGCGCGCGACGATCAAGAAAGGCTCCGGCAAGTCCGCAAATTGGGCGCGGACGCTGGCCAACTGGCTGGAATATGGGACTTCGGCGCATTTCATTTCGGTCGATGTCAGTCAGCGTCGCGGCCTGTCCGTCCGTAAGGTCAACGACAAGGTCAAGGACGGGTCGCTGGTGATCGGCAACCAGTTCGTCGGCACGACGGTGCATCATCCCGGCGCCCGCCCGCATCCGTTCATGCGGGTGTCAATGGACACGAAAGGCGATGACGCGCGCGCCGCCGGGCAGGCGTATATCCTGTCGAAGATCAGCGGCGGTCGCATCGTCGCGGACAATGACGCGGGCAATGAGGCGGCGGCGGCATGACCGGCGCGGACATCATCGGCGCAATGCTGCGGGCCGACGCTGCGCTGCTGGCGATCGTGGCGGAAACGCGTATCAAGGAAGACCTGTTGCCCGACGATATCGCCCTGCCGGCGATCGTGGTGCGGTCGATCAGCCAGGTCGATCGGCGGACGTTGGCGCGCGAGGCGAAGGTGCAGGTAACCGAGCGCGTCGAGGTGACGGTGCGCGCCAAGAGCGTGCGCGAGCGCAAGGCCGTGCTGAAGCTGGTGCGGCGCATCTGCGCGCACCGCATCGGCACGATGGACGAGGCGGAAAATTACGCGGTGCTGACGGACGGGCTGGGTCCGTCGCTGCTGGGTCCGGGCAACAGTTTCGAGCGGGCGCAGGATTTCCGGGTGTCATTCACGACGCCCCGATGACGATGGAGACGACGATGGGCAAGAAGATCGAGACCTATTTCGAGGAAGAAGTGACCGACGCCGGCACTGGCCAGCGCTTCGCGGCCGGGACGGTCCACGAGATCGAGGAAGGCCAGTTCACCAATTACGCCTTCACCGGCAAGGCCCGCAAGGCGACCGCCAGCGACAAGAAGTCGTCGGGCGCGGCGGGCGCCGCCGCCTGACGGCCTGCATCGGCGGACACTGAAACCACCCGCGCAACAGGAGATTTTCCATGGCTATTTCTACCCCGGCGGGCACCCAGCATCTGGTTTCCGCCGCCGCCCCCGCGACGCAAGACGCCGCCGGCTATGCTGCACTGACCTATACCAAGGTCGGATATGTCGAAAAACTGGGTCCGATCGGCGCGAACACCAGCAAGGTCGAATTCCAGCCGCTGGAAGGCGCGAAGATGAAGCTGAAAGGCTCGACCGATTATGGCGCGCTCCAGCCCAATCTCGCCCATGACGAGGCGGACGCGGGGCAAAGCATCATCCGAACGGCGTCGGCTCCTACGAACATCAGCATGATCTCCAACAAGGTGATCTACCCGACCGGCGCGATCCGCTATTTTCAGACCATCGTGTTCGGCTATCCCGAAAGCGTCGAGGGCGCGGACACGGTGCTGACGGCGATGCCGGTGCTGGAAATCGTCACGCCGATCGTCAAAGTCGCACCGACCTGATCCTCCCCTTCATTCACGGCCTTCCGCCTGGTTTCGGGCGGCAACAGCGCATCGGCCCGTCCCGCGATGCGGGTCGGGGCGGGCCGGTGTACCCGCATGACCCGCACGAGGAAATATGATGGATATCACCACGCAGGCGATGACCGACACGACCTTCGTTCATTTGAAGGGCGCGGACGGACAGTATCTTTACACCGACGCCGAAAAGACAAAGCCCTGCCGCATCCAGATTTACGGTCCCGGATCGCGGGCGGCACAGGACGCCTCCGCCCATGCCAGCAATCGCGCGATGAAGCGGATGCAGGACAATGACGGCAAGATGCCGGCGCTGACGGCGGAAGAGCGCCTGGCCGATCAGGCGACCGACCTTGCCGCGATCACGATCGGCTTCGACAATTTCACCTATCCGCCCGCTGTGGACAAGCAGGGCGCGGAGCTGTTCAAGGCGTTCTACGCCGATGCAAAGCTGGGTCATCTGAAGGACCAGGTGGTCAAGGCGCTGAATGACGCGGGAAACTTCATGCCCGGATCCTCCGGGGCCTGACACTGTACGTCCGGCAGCTGGCATGGCTCAACGCCGTCCCGGCGCCGCCGCCCGGCAGCAAGCGGGCGGAGCAGATCGCGAAATCAGGGCGGGAAGCCCCCAGGCTCAGTCGGATGGAGCGCAACAAGCGGGACGGCGTGCCGATCGGCATGCCGCCCAATCCCGCGCCGCACATTACCGGATGGCTGATCGAGATCGGCCTGACGGAGGGCGGCGGCATGGCCGCCGCGCCGATAAGCTGGCGCAGCATCCGCGCCTGGCGGCTGGAGGTCGGCCTGTCGCTGGAGCCGTGGCAGGTTCGCATGCTGCGCCGGCTGTCGGTCGAGTATCTGGAGGAAAGCCGGCACGCTGAAAGCGAAAGCCGCCCGCCCCCGTGGCGCGCGGAAGTCACCCAGCGCGAGCGGGATGTGGAGTTGCAGCAGCTGATGCTGCTGCTGGGTTAGGACTCGACATACGGAGGCTGCAGGATCACCACCCCTCGCAGAGGTGGCACAATGTTCATGTTTGCCGGGGATGATAGCTTCAGTTTCACTCTTTCAAGAGTGAGGGTGTATGAGGATAAGCTTTTCGATCTAATTGGTAAGCCGCCACCTGGCGGCCAATCTTTGAGATGCTTAGTGATATTGCAGGCTTATGATGCTGACGAATATACTTCGAATGCGACAGCAGCTGCTGTATATCATCCCAATGACCGCAGTATGATTGCCGGATATTTTACTAACCTAAAAACACAGCGCTTTAAAAAAGGGCTATTGAATGCAGGGATAGCAAAATCAGAAACGTTAATGTGCTTAGGCGAGATATCCGGAGGCCAAGTTATTGGACGCTTCACTCTTCCATATTCTCTAAGGCTCGATTTGACATTTCCGCTACGGATTTATGAAGATAGCCTAGAAATAGCGTCAAGATTTGTTCAAGACCCCTTTCAACGCCGCGAAGGTTAAGCGCCTTATCGCCTCTGGACGCGACGGGTTATCGGGCTGAACGGCGATCCATGCGTCGAGAGTCGACAGATCATCAGGCTGGAGACGGACGCCAATCATTGTCCCTGCCATTTTGGGACGATTTGTTTTCGTGTAAACGCGAATTGACCTGCTCATGAATTGGCGCTAACACGAAGTCAGGCCGAACGGAAGCTACCAACTTCCATCCGGCCCTAACCATCGACACGGAGTGAACCCATGTCCCAGGCTGTTTCCGCCCCTAGCACGGGCGTTCGTGGAACTGTAGGCGGTAAATCGCGGAAGAATACCGGCAAAATCATCAACCTTGCCGATCATCGCCCGTTTCGGTTGCGGGATGATGTGCCACCATTTGATGCGCGCAACCCTGACCATCTGCGGGCCTGGCAGGCGATATATGATTATGGTCGCATCGCGGCGAAATACGATCAGGAGCGGTCATGACAGCGATTGCATTGCAGAGCTTCGGCTTCGGGGATCAACTGGTCCGCGTGGTCGAGCGGGAAAGCGGAGTGTGGTTCGTCGGCAATGATGTCTGCGCGGCGCTGGAGATTAAGAACTCGCGTGATGCGATAGCGCGCCTTGACGATGACGAAAGGGAT